CCATTTCGGTCGGTAGCCCCGCGTTAGGGGAGAAGAAGACACAATTTAATGACATCTTAGACCAACCGGTAGGAGTCGTCTGTCTCAGAAACAGAAATGTATGGGTTCGAATCCCTTAGATGTTACCAAATTTTATGGTGGTATGATGCAATTGGAAGACATTTATTACTCAAAATAATGATTTTAAGAGTTCGACTCTCTTTACCACTACCAATTTACTTTCGTTTATTTTTTCCACGGTAAGTATTAGTTAAAGCATGACAATTTGGACACAATAATGTAAGATTTTCAATTCTATTATCGGCTCGATTTCCGTTTATATGTTCTAATTCTAAAGGAATTGACCTATCCAGCCAATTAGTTAATTCACATCTATAACATTTCAACTCAAACACCTTTTCTTTAATTAATTTATTTTTAAGACAATAAGTGTGAGTATATGATGAATTTTCTATTAAAATTTTATACAATGGAATGGAATTATCTCTTTCACGATTTTTATATCCCTGACGTTTTCGTTTTGTTAGTTCCCAATGGGAAGTGTCTATATTCCACGTTAATATTCTACGTTTCATTGTAGCATAATTTCCACCGGCTTTTATAATACCTAAAAGTTCTAATAAATGCCCCATACTTTCAGATTTTTTTACGCATTCCGAAAATTGTTCTTTTTCATATTTGTGTTTCATATAAAATAAATATAAATGGAACAACTTAAAATGAACTTATATTTCAGTTCTGCTTATTTATACGTCTGTGTAGCCCAACTGGAAGCATGGCAACAAACTTAAAACTTGTAAAGTGTGGGTTCGAATCCCTCCACAGACACCAATTTATGAATACAAAAGAAAACCGAATCAAACAGGAGGAAGATTATATCGCCTTTCTTGAAAAACGTTTGAATAGTGAAAACTATAAGAAGAATGTTAGTGGTGAAGAATACACTAAAACCGAACAAAAGTTAAAGAAAGCTCGGTTAGTATTAAAGATTTTAAGGTAATTTGTACATTGAGTGATGTTCAGAAAGTATTATCCTATGCAGGGGTATGTAGGGTAAGCCTTGTTCAGGCGACAATAGAACATGGGGTAAAAATCCTCAAACTCCACCATTTAAAGATATCAACCGCAATCAAAATAAAATCCGCCTAATACGCAGAACTAAAAAAGATGGTATCTTGTTTTTAACGCATCCATAAGTCAATGGTAAGCTGGCAGGCTTTTACCCTGTTAATCTCGGTTCGATTCCGGGTGGATGCACCAATTTATATAGTAAAATCATCTTTAACTTTATATTTATATGAGCGATTAAGCTAAAAGACATACTAAATGAGACATTAGAATCCGATAAAAAACGGGCATATTCTTGGCAGATGCCAAATGGAACTTTTATTCCAATCAAATACTCACACGGTTCAGATGCTCGTAATATATTATGGCAGGCCACAAAAAATAAAAACGATTTCAATGATGCCTCAGACCATATATTAGATTTATGGAAACTCGGTTGGCAAAGAATCACAAATTCAAATTATCTTAAAGAATTGTGCACAAACAACTCTCTCCACAAACCGAATCAATTACAGAAAAGAGAATTGATAAATTTGGCAATTGAATTAGAGTCTAATAAAGTAACATGGGATAACGATGAAGAAGATACCGTTATTTGGTCTTCTGACGATGTTATGGAAATTAAATCTTGACTTCTCAATTCGGTAATGTATAATTTGGGATGTTTAAGTCTAGTGGAATAATTCATTATGATAAATCCGATGGAGATAGAGTTACCGTAAGTGTGGAACAATCCATTGGAGATTATTACTATTCTCTAATTCCTAAATATTACCGAGCATTAAAACCAAGATGGAATGCCCACGTAACCGTCGTAAGCCCAATAGACCCAATTATTAATTGGGATAAATGGGGAAATAGAGAAGGCCAAGTTGCAAATTTCGTGTACGACTATAATATTTTATATGAAAAAAATTATTGGTGGTTCAATTTATGGTCAGTTGAAATGGAAGATATTCGTAAAGAATTAGGATTGTCTATAATAAGTAGAATAACAATTCCGCCATTAGGATATTTAAAATGTTTTCATTGTACTTTGGGTAAAGGATTTAATTTATGAATTATACTTGTCATAGTGGTGGTTGTCCCGGTGCTGATATGTTCTGGGAAAACGAAGGCGATAAATACGGTGTTAAAACCATCGCTTATTCTTTTTATGGTCATACGCAAAAAGGTAAGAATAGAAAGATTCTAGAAAGACCGGAATTAAATGAAGGATTTGAAGCAGTATTAAGAGCTAATAAAGTTCTAAAAAAATATCCACAAGGTCAACCAACCTATATAAAAAATTTATTATCTAGGAATTGGTTTCAAATCAAGAATTCAGATGCGGTTTTCGCTATAGCGAAAAAGTTTTTATCAAAATCGACTGTGGATGGAGGAACAGGATGGGCGGTTCAAATGGCAATTGACTGTGATAAACCTACGTTTGTATTTCTTCAAGACGATATGGGAGGTTCTTGGTTTCGATATATGCCAATTGTTGGATTTGAGTGTCTTTGGGGCGAAATTCCAAAGTTGACACAAAATTTTGCCGGTATCGGAACTAGAGAATTGCAAGAGAGTGGTAAAGATGCCATCAGAACAATTTTTAAAGTAAATTTCGGATGTCAATTAACGGGGTAGTAACTCAATTGGTTAGAGTATTCGGCTGTCGCCCGAAAAGTTGCGAGTTCGAGTCTCGTCTATCTCGCCATTTTTAAACGCTTGACATATCCACAAGATGTGTTATTATATTTTATGAAGAAATGTGAAAAGTGCGATATTGAGATGACAATCGTCGAACACGGCGACCCCAAAATTGGGGATATGGGCATTTCCGTCAGAACATCCCATTATAGATGTCCCACATGTAATAGATGGGATTATTGCCCTGATGCTGCTGCTAATTTTTTAGCGCAAACAATTGATAAATCTATTTTGGATAAATTACTGAAAAATTATAATTTATGATATGTGAAATTGTAAATTCCAAATTTGAAAACGACATATATAAAAATATAGTTTATATAAACGGAATGCCTGCGTTCATCATCAGTGATGATGGTAGTAGTAAAGAGCCAATTACACCAAATGGAATGGTAATGTATGGGAATAATGAAGATAAAATTGATGGTTGGTTAAAAAATTTCCCCAACATAGAAAAGACATTCGAGTTTGTTGGTAAATATGACCACATTTATGAAAAATAAATGGCCTACTTTAGAAGGTAGATTAAATCAACCATTGACAACAGAACGTCAAGCGTTGGAACAATTACAAACTATGATGCCTCTTTCAAAACGTGGATTAAAACGTCTATTGAAATGTATCAAACTAGATGAAAAGTTACAAGCTACTCGTAAAAAAGTTCAAGCAACAGTTGACGCACAACCAAAGTCTGTGACATTTGAAGAAGCGAAGAAACAAATAGAAAGTAAGTATGAACAAATATCAAAAAAGACACCTATTCCGTGAAGGTGTATTTGAAAGAGACGGTCGTAAATGTAGAATGTGCAATAATAAAGAAAAATTAGATGCACATCATATTACAGACCGCCACGAAATGCCAAATGGTGGATATGTTCTAAATAATGGTATTTCCTTGTGTCCAGATTGTCATTGGAATGCCGAACATTTTCATATTACACATGGTAAATGGAATACAGATGGGTTTCATCCAAATGATTTATATAAAAAAATAGGTTCATCATACGAGAAAGCTAGAAAAGACAGTGAAAATTTGCCCGTTTAGTATAATGGCATTACTCTTCCCTTGTAACGAAGAAACGTCAGTTCGATTCTGACACCGGGCTCCAATTTGAAAGGTAATATTACAGAAATGTTTTTAGGAAAAGGAAAAATTCATTACAACGATGAAAATGGATTTAGAGTAACGGTTGAAGTTGGTCAAGATTTATCGGATTATTATTCGTTAATACCGTTATATAGAAGACCATTTAAATCAAAGTGGCCGGCTCACATCACAGTCGTAAGACCTAAATTAGAAATTCCACCAAGAATACGATATTGGGATGACTATGAAGGCGAAGAAGTTGAGTTTATGTATGACTCATACGTTCTTGAAGGAAATGGATATTTCTTTTTAAATGTGTGGTGTAAGAGATTGGAATCAATTAGAGAAGAACTTGGTATGTCAATTTATAGTAAATATACATTACCACCATCGGGTCATATAAAATGTTTTCATATGACTATTGGAAAATACGAACAGATTTTTGATTGTTAACAAATATGTAGTTTGGTGTCGGAGTGGTTTAACGTATTGGCCTTGATAGCCATGCCGAACCCTTGATTGGGTTGGTCGAAGGTTCGAATCCTTCTCAAATTGCATAATTTATTATTGACTATTTCATAAATGATGATATAGTTATTGTCAATGGAAGAAGATGATTATTATGACGCCGAAGAAGAGGAACGTCGTCAACAAGAAGCCGAATCCTACGATGGATTATTAAATGCCTGGGAAATTACAGGCTTTGATTAAAGAATTTATGGTTGGGTGGCCGAGTCCGGCTGATGGCGATAGTCTTGAAAACTATAGCGGCCTAAAAAACCGCCGGGGGTTCGAATCCCTCTCCAACCGCCAATTTAATAGTTCGAATATTTTTATTCGTATTTATTCGAACTCGTTTATATGTATATTCATGAAAAATGAAATACTTAAATTACGAAGTGAGGGAAAATCCTATAATGAAATAAAATCTATTCTTGGATGCTCTAAAGGAACCATTGCTTATCATTGTGGCGATGGACAAAAAGACAAATGTAAATTACGTGTCAAAAATTATAAAAAAACTCTTACTGGAATTTTAAAAAGAAAAAAAGATAATTTTAGTTTTGTTAATGGAAATAGGCATTGTTTACAAAAAAGAAAATCTTTGAATTTTTCATCTAATGAATTTAAAGACAAATTAATTAATACTCCAATCTGTTATTTAAGTGGTAGAAAAATAGATTTATTACAACCTAAAACATATCAATGTGACCATATAATACCTGTTTCAAAGGGCGGGGGATGTTCTTTTGATAATTTAGGATTAACTTGTAAAGAAGCAAATTTTGCTAAAGGTGATATGATTTTAGAAGATTTTATACAACTTTGTAAAGAAATCTTAATATATCAAGGATTTAAAGTTGAGAAAAACCTTGACATTACTAAAGATATATAATAGTTATTGATTATGGTTCTGTGGGTGAGATGGATTAAACCAAGAGTTTGCTAAACTCTCGCAGCCTAAAAAACTGCCACCAGTTCGAATCTGGTCGGAACCGCCAAATTTTTAATCGGAATGTAGCGTAATTGGTATCGCGCCTGGTTTGGGTCCAGGAGATTTCCGGGTTCGAGTCCCGGCATTCCGACCACATTTAATGTGCGTGTGGCTCCAGCGGCAACGGCGTCTCATTTACACTGAGATTTATCACAGGTTCGAGTCCTGTCACGCATACCATTTACGGTGTCTTAGACCAACTGGCAGGAGTCGTTCGCCTGAGAAGTGAAAATGTATGAGTTCGAATCTCATAGACACCACCAAAATTTCAACGCTTGACATTTAATAATTTAGATGTATATTATTGATGTGACGTAAGCGACTCTACGCTGGTAATAAGTCCGTTCGAATCGGAAGTTGATGAAACTAGGCTTGACAATGGTTCAAGATATTACCAGAGGAAATTCGCCTCTGTACAGCAGATGTTGGGAGAATGTAACGTGGGTAAAACCATAAAATAGTCGGAGGAAACTTAAAGTGAAAGACTTTAAGGGAAAACAGGTAGACAAGTAATCCAATACACGTCCGATAGTTCCTGTTCATTACATTCGTTTGTACCACAAATTAACAGTAATCCTAAAGTTCCAAAGGCTAGTGTTGGCCGATGTAAAGGAAAGGTTGGAGCAGTTCTCTTTAACGGAGAACCAGTAGAAATACTGAGATAAATGTAGAGATAAAACAAAACGGCGGTTACGGCTACGTCACAAAATGGGGTCATCGTCCAATGGTAAGACACGACGCTGGCAGTGTTGAAATAAGGGTTCGATTCCCTTTGGCTCCACCAATTTAGATACGGTAACAGCAGATAAAAATATCTAGCTAAAAAACAAGCCTAACAAGGCTCACAATCCTGTCTTTGACAGGGGTAGCAGTGACTACTGTAAAAACGCCCAACAGAGTAAAGTTGTAAAAAGACCACTCAACAATGGATAAGTTGTAAAAATGGTCCAGGAGATAACCTTAAAATTCTGTATCTAGTCTTCTATATTATGAGAAGATACAATTCCCTCTTGTGAGGGAGTTTATGGGGGCCGTGGTAAAGTGGGAATACGTTTCACTCGCAATGAAAAGGCCCGAGTTCGATTCTCGGCGGCTCCACCAATTTTGTAAGTTTTTATACTTATATTGTCATATTTATTATCACAAACCCCAATGGTTTGTTGAAATAACAATTAACATAAAGGAAAAAATATGAGTATCGTAATAGTAGCATCCATTGTCGGTGTTGTAACATTTATCGTCGGCGTATTGGTCGGACGTAAACACGTCGCAGTAGTCAATAAAGTAGTGGCCGATGCAGTAGTAGTGGCAACAACCGCAAAAACAGTAGTGGCAGAAGTCTCTACTGATGCAAAGAAACTTTAAGTTGTCTTTATTGGGGATTTGTATAATGGTATTACAGTCGGCTCTGAACCGATAGACGAAGGTTCGATTCCTTCATCCCCAGCCAGTTTCATAAAACACCTTCCATTTTTGGTTGGTGTTTTCTTTTTGATGTTATAATATCATTTGATATATTTATATTATAACTCACCGTTTTGGTTGTGTGGCTGAGTGGCTATAAGGCACCTGATTGGAAATTAGGAGGTTCGGTGAAAGCCGGCCCGTAGGTTCGAATCCTATCACAACCGCCATTTTATGTTTAATTGGATACGAAACTGGTTTAAAAAAGAAGAACCTGAGATAACTACCAAGTTCATCTTACCAAATGGCAAACCATTTAATATCGATTCTTTAAGAATTCAATTAGATATGGAATCATGTCCTCTTCATACGGATTATACCGGCTCAACTCCACCAATAAATAATTGTAACATTTGTTGGGAATATCATAGCAGAAAACACCGTTGGTCTAAATAATTTTGGTTAGTAGGTAGATGTTGGTTCGCTACGTTAGTTTCGAAAACTAATCCGGCATTGCGTCCGGCGGGGGTTCAATTCCCTCATTAACCGCCATTTTATAATCTTCTTGACTTCCTTCTACAACACTGTTAGTATTTAACTGTGAAACTAACAATCATAGGCGATGGTGTTTTTGGAACATTCCTCAAAGAACTTCTCAAAGACAAATTTGAAATAGGCCCTGGCTCGGAAGCATTTGGGGCCCCAAGTATTATATTAGCTGTACCTATCTCCGCCCTATCATGGTCTGGCTGCGCAGATGTGGGATAAACACCTAATCAACGTGTGTAGTGTTCAAAAACCGTCCACGGACATCCTTCTACAATACACCGATAGAGTTACTAGTATCCATCCTCTATTTGGAAAACGAACAACTGCCAATAAGAGAAATTCAATTCTCACACACTCGTATGCCGCCTGCAATGATACTTGGTTGTCAGAAGATACTCTTGAATCTGATTTCTTGAATATTTGGTCAACCGTTTCAACCGTTCAAATAAACGACGGAATAGGTCAAAAATTTACTACCGATTCTCATGATGCCTTGATGGCAAAAACCCATCTTGCAGCATTAATGGCCGCCAAACAACTCAAGGTTTATACTGATAGAGTGGCAAATGTTCCTGATGAATTGATTCCTCAAAGTTTTCGTCTTATGAGAGAATTCGTAAAGACTCTTGATGATATGCCGTCCGGAACCGTCGAAAGCATCATGGCAAATCCATACTTTTAAAATAAGTTGATATCTTCTACAACTCTGATAATATCATCACATGATTGACAAACCAAATTTGACTGACAATGAAATTCAAGAAAATTATCAAGAATTTATAAAATTTATAAGTAGCGTTTTTAAAGGCGACCGAAAGACGAAACTTCTAAAGATGTATTCTGAAAATGAGGATTCTTTGGGATTATCATTAGCTACGGCTCCGGCCGCTATGTGTGAACATTATCATCTCTGTCATCCCGGCGGATATCTACAACACATCATGAATGTCATTAAAATGTCATTCGCCTCAAAGAAATTATTCGAAGTGGCCGGTTGTAATATAGACTTCACAGATGAACAGATGGTCTTCGCAGCGATGCATCACGATTTGGGTAAATTGGGCGACCCGGAGTTTGGTGAATACTACTACCCACAAGACCAAGATTGGAAATACAAAAAGGGCGAATTCTATAAAATGAATCCCAATCTACCTTATATGGAAGTAACCGATAGAGCCGTATTCCTTCTACAAAAATTCGGAGTTGTTTATGATTGGAAAGAATATCTCGGTATTAAATTGGCAGATGGATTGTTCAATGAAGGTACTGAAAAATATTTGAAACAATATAACCAAGACCTATATTTGAAAACGAATTTACCACGAATCATTCACAGCGCAGATTATTCTGCCTGTCGTGGCGAATATGATAAATGGTTTTTTTCTAAAAATGAAGAGAGAATTTGATAATCATGCCAATAATAAATACAAATGAGGATGTATTGATGGTCAGATGTGAATGTCACTCACATGTATTAGAAGTGACCAATGATACTCTCGGCATATGTGATGACATCGCCTCCGTTTTTTATTTTTCCATATGGAATCAATCACCAATCCCATATTGTTTTAGTGATAGGTTAAAAATGATTTGGCAGTTGATTATAGGTAAAAATCTTTCAGGTAGTGATGTTATAGTTAGTATAGAAGATGCAGAAGTTATTTCAAAGTTTCTATCTGATAAAGTAAAAACAAGTAGAATGCAGTATAAAAACTGGAAACAAAAACATGGCAAATGAAAAAACAAAACGGACACATTCAGACGCAGTTCCTAATCTGATGATTCCCATTAATGAATTGGTGGAACAAGAAACTTGGACTCCTGGTCAGGCATCTACACGTTACGTAGTTGTTCGTGGAGGGTTACGAGTTTCCGACAAAGATTATTCAAATCCTGACGAACAGAGAGCGCTAGATGAAAAGACGTTTTGGCAAAAAGTCGTAAAACGTTGGCCGGATGGGACGAAAGTAGAAATCGTACAATTCGATAAGAAAAAACATCGTATTTGGTAAATTCATGAATACTACACCAAAAAGTAGAAAATCGGCAGAGATTCGAGCCGTTGTAAACTCTTCGAGTTCTTTTGAAGAAAAGAAAGCAGCCGTGAAGGAGATAATGAAATATGGGAATACTCCCATTATGTATGCTCCACATGAAGGAGCATTTAAACCGACACCAGAACCAGGACTCTCAAATCTAATTGAGAATGCAATGACTAAACAAGAAGTTAATAATCTTCTAATAAAAGGAGAGTCTGATTATAAAAATGTTAGTCCAAAAACAGTAAGAAAATGGCGGAAGGTCGCCAGTAAAAGATTGACCGAACTTACTAACTAAACATTCATACAAGTTAATACGTAAACGTGGTAGAGAAATCTGCCACGTTTTTCTTTTTTGCATTTGTTTCGTTATAGTTATGTTGAGAAAGATATGGCAGCAAAAAAGAATACAAACGATTCACCGTCTTTATATGTCCTACCGTCTGAAAATAAGGACTTGCAATCTTTTTCTCAAAAATTCAAAGTTGATATGATGGAACAAGTTGTAAACATCATTGAGTTCGCCTTAGAACATAACTTACCTCTCGTTGAAGTATTCCAATTCAAAAATTCTGATTTTGTAATAACATTATCAGAAAAAGATTATTTGACCAATCTTGATAACATATATTCATATTATATGAAAAATGAAACATATGAACATTGTACAAGGGTGGTTAGGTTACAAAAAACACTAAAGGAAAAGTCCACAAATACAACTACAACTGATGAAAACAAAACGCATCGACCAAACTAAAGTTCAGGACACAAGCCCGAGTATTCCACAACGTAATAAAATCAAAAATCAATTATCAATTCGCAAAAGAGAATTAAATGATAAACAAAAGCAATTCTTAGAAGTTGCTATGAATAAAGATACAAAAATAGTATTTGTATCTGGACCAGCAGGAACATCAAAGACGTATATGGCAGTATACGCGGCCCTTCAAATGTTAAATGAAAGAAGAGTTAGTGATTTGATTTACATTCGTTCTGCAGTTGAATCGTCAGAATCAAAACTCGGATTTCTACCAGGAGAAGCAGACGATAAAATGGCTCCTTATCTAGCTCCGTTAGTTGACAAGTTGATGGAATTACTACCGGTACAAGAAATTGAGGGACTTAAAAAAGAAGAAAGAATATCTTCTGTTCCTGTAGGGTTCCTAAGAGGGTTGAATTGGAATGCTAAGGTTATAATTTCTGATGAAGCTCAGAACATGACCGTGAAAGAACTATTCACATTGATAACCAGAACAGGCGAATTTAGTAAAGTATTTATATTAGGTGACGCTGACCAATCAGATATTAACGGTA